GTTAATCAATCACGAAGGTTTGCCAGTAGCTCGCACAAAGAACGACACCCTAAAACTCTATGAAGATGACCGAGGATTGCGCTTTGAAGCAGACCTTGCCGACACTCAAGAAGGGCGCGACATCTATGAACTCGTCAAGCGCGGAGATGTTGACCAAATGTCTTTCGCCTTCCGTGTTATCCGTCAAAGATGGAATGATGACCGAAGCCGCAGAGTCTTGACCGAGGTTTCTTTGGCAGATGGCGACATCTCTGTCGTGACTTATCCTGCCTATCCAACAACGACAGTTGAGGCTCGTGACCACATAAGGCAAGCAATGAAGGCACTCAAAGAAGGCCGCGACATTGACGAAGCAACGATGTCAGTCTTGCAATCAATCTTCAATGATATGAGCGAGGGTCACGAATACATTATGAAGGCTCTTGGAGTTTTTGACACCTTAATGAATGACCGCCAATATGGTGAGGACTATGAAATGGATGAAGACGAAGATGACAAGATGCGGGCGGTTGATGTTGTCGGAGATTTTGTCGAATGGGATTCATCGGGTGGAACTGCTCGCGGAAGAATTGTGCGCGTAGCAAGAGAAGGCAGCATCAATGTTCCAAATTCAGATTTTACAATCACCGCAGAAGAAGGCGATCCTGCGGTCTTAATTCGTCTATATCGTGAACTTCGTGATGGCTATGTTGCAACTGACACTCTTGTTGGTCATAAGGCATCAGAACTTCGCGCCATTGACCCACTACCTGAACCAAGTGAAGAAGCAGGTCGCAAGATTTCTTTGCGCCTAGCTCAAGCAATAATCAATTCAACAAAATAAGTTTCTGCTCAACAGAGCAGATTGAAGTCGGAGCCAACCTCGCACCCCGTTAAGCGCCGCGAGCATCTTGGCCACCACCTCGAAAACCTAATCATAAGGAGCAAAACTCAATGTCATATTTTGACAAAGTAGTCGAGCGCCGTGATGCAGTCAAGGCAGAGATGGATGCAGTTCTTGAGGCAGTTGCCACAGAGAACCGCACCGATCTGACCACAGAGGAAACCGCTAAGGTTGATGCTCTAGTTGCTGAATCTCGCACACTCGATGAGAAAATTGAAAAACTGACTGCACAAGCAGCAGCCGATGCAAAGGCCGCAGAAGCTCGTTCCGCAGTAGCAGAAATCGCAACCCCAAAGGTCGGCGGTTTCAAAGTCACAAAAGAATCACGCACTTATTCACCTGAGTCTGATTCATCCTTCTTCAAGGATGCTTACAACGCTCAGTTCAAGTCTGACTATTCAGCTCAGGAAAGACTTGCACGCCATCAGCGCGAAGAGGAAATCGAGCGCCGCGATGTCGGAACTGCACAGTTTGAGGGTCTAGTAATTCCTCAATACCTCACAGAGTTTGCAGCGCCACTTGCTCGCGCAGGTCGCCCGTTCGCAGACTTCTCCACATTCAAGCACACACTTCCACCTGCTGGAATGACCTTGAATATCTCAAGAATGACCACAGGATCAAGCACTGCTGTTCAGGTCACACAGAACGATGCAGTTAGCGAAACCGATGTCGATGACACACTATTGACAATCAATGTCCGCACAATTGCCGGCCAGCAAGACCTATCGCGCCAGGCGATTGAGCGCGGAACAGGAATTGACCAATTCGTTGCTCAAGACCTTATCCGTTCTTGGCACACCACACTAGATTCACAGATTCTAAATGGTGCAGGAACCGCAGGAACCATCGTTGGACTTCGCTCCGCCGGTGGAAACGCAGTCACCTTCACATCAACTGCTCCAACAGTTGCATTGCTATATCCAAAGCTCGCTGATGCGATCCAACAGATTCAGACCAATGCATTTGTGAATCCAACTCACTTCGTAATGCACCCTCGCCGCCTAGCATTCCTACTTGCTGCGGTTGACACAACAAACCGCCCACTTGTGGTTCCAGCCGCAAGCGGCCCAATGAATGCAGTTTCTTCAGGCTCAGGTTCAGTTGCTTATGGCAACTCTGGCTATCAGATGATGGGCCTACCTATCATCACAGATGCAAACATTGGAACAACTTATGGAACAACCACAAACCAAGATGAAATCTATGTTGTGACTGCTCCTGAGTGCCATCTGTGGGAACAAGGCGGTTCTCCATTCACCCTTCGCTATGATGCAACAGGTGCAGGAAACCTAACAATCAAGACAGTGGTTTATGGCTACGCAGCCTTTACCGCAGGTCGCTATCCACTAGCCAACTCGATTATTTCGGGAACAGGCTTGGCAGCACCTAGCTTCTAATTACTAGAAGAAAACTAAATTGTGTAAGAGCGTTCAAGGCCCCCCGACTTGGGCGCTCTTACACTTCTAAACGATTCGGGGGAATCAATGAAAACAGGTCACAAAGTTTCAATCGGGTCTTGCGACCCTGGAATGGTCAATGGCGGATTCGCCTTCCATCTCATTCAATTAGCATCAGCACGCTCAAATAAACTTGGCCCCTTTGTTCGAATCAAAGGATCAGGCTTACTTTCTAAACAAAGAAATCGCGTTGTCAAGCATTTCTTAGACTCAACTGATTCAGATTGGCTTCTGATGATTGACTCAGATGAGCAGCTTGATGTCTTAACTTTTGACAAGTTGTGCGAAACTGCACACGATAAAGAACGACCTGTTGTTGCAGGTCTAGTTTTCGCAGGCTTCGGCGTGGTAGGCAAGCCTTATCCGAAACCGGTCCCAGCGATATTTCAAGATTCACCTGATGGATTTTTACCGCTTTACAAATACGACAAGAACGCAGTTTTTGAAATCGATGCCGCAGGCACAGGTTGCTTGATGGTTCACAGGAGCGTTCTTGAAGCAATGCGCGAAGCAGCAGACCCAAATCAAGGCAAGGATTGGTGTTGGTTTTGGGATGGCCCTGTTAAGGGCGAATGGATTGGCGAAGACTTGCTCTTCTGCCGCCGAATCAAATCGCTAGGTTTTCCAATCTATGTGAACACCGGAGCGATTTTGCCACACTCCAAGTCTTATTGGCTCAAGGAAGAACACCACGAATTATGGCGAGATTAAAGCGCAAAGAAACGGCACTAGCTCTGCCTAAGTTAGAACGAGCAATTCAAACAACACCAAAGAAGAGGAAATCTAGTGGCAATCACCAACGGCTACGCGACTCTCGCGGAACTAAAGTCATCGCTGACAATAACTGACACAAGCGATGATGCTTTGCTTGAACTTTCAATAACTGCCACAAGCAGAATGATTGATGACTTTACAGGTCGCTTCTTCTATGCAAATGGAACTGTCGGAACACCTGTTGTTAGATATTACACAGCCCTTGATCCTTGGAGCCTTGCAGTAGATGATTTCGTGTCAATATCCGAAATCGCAACCGATGACAACTTCAATCAAACTTGGTCAACTGTTTGGGCGACTTCTGACTTTATGGTTGAGCCTATCAATAACCCTCGGCGCGGTTGGCCTTACACAAGAATCTTGGCAACAGGTCGTTATGTTTGGCCTTACTATCTGCCTCAATCCTGTCGAGTGACAGGCGTTTGGGGTTGGTCTGCGGTTCCTTCAGAAGTTAATCAGGCTTGTTTAATTCAAAGCTCTCGGCTTTTCATTCGTAAGCAGTCGCCATTTGGAATCGCAGGAACTCCTGAACTTGGCACTGTAAGACTTTCATCCCGTCTTGACCCTGATGTCGAGGCTCTACTTCGACCAATTAAAAGAAACAATGGTTTGGCAGTATGAATCCAAGCCAAGTTCGTGATGGTCTTAAAACTAATCTTCAAACTATTTCAGGACTCAGAGTCTATGACTTAATCCCTGACACAGTGACACCGCCTGCCGCAGTTGTAGGCCAACTAGATTTCACATTCGACATCGACAACGCTCGTGGCTTAGACCAAGCGCAAGTCGATGTTCTTGTGATTGTGCAACGCTTTTCAGAACGCTCAGGACAAGACAAGTTGGATGCCTTCCTTGCAGGAAGTGGCACTGGCTCTATCAAGACCGCGCTAGAAAGTGATCGCACTTTGTCGGGAGCAGTGAACACTCTGCGTGTCACAGGAGCCGAAGCAGGCACCTATGACTCACAAGGAGTCACATTTCTCTCATACCGATACAGACTCACGATTTGGGGATAGGAGAACCTAATGGCTTACAAGGTCATCTCAGGCCGCGAGGTCTGTGGAAAAAAACAAGGTGAGATTCTTACCTTGAAAGAGCTAGAAAATGCAGGCGCAAACATTGATGCTCTCATTGCAAGCGGCCACATTCAAGCAAGTCAAGCAAGTCAACCAACCATCAAACCAGCACTATCAGAAGGAGCCAAAAACTAATGGCACGCATCGTTCTTACAAATGCCCTAGTCACAGTCAACGCAGTTGATTTGTCTGATTATGTGGCATCAGTGACACTTAACTCATCCATCGATGTAGTTGAAACAACAGCATTTTCAAGCACCGCAGCTCGCACACGCATCGGCGGTCTTGCAGACAATTCAATCAGTCTTGAATTTCACCAAGACTATGCTTCAGGAGAAGTTGAAGCAACAATTTATCCACTACTCGGAACAGTGACCACTGTCACTGTCAAGCCTGTAAATACCGCAACAAGCGCAAGCAATCCTCTCTATACAGCAAGCGCACTTGTTTCAGAGTGGACACCACTTAACGGAGCAGTTGGAGAACTTGCAACTGCATCTGTCACTTGGCCAGTTAGCGGCGCAATCGTAAAGACAACTACATAATATGGCACGACTTGTTCTCACTAATGCCTATGTGACTTTCGCATCCACCGACTTGTCGGATCATATTGCGAGCGTGTCACTGAACACCACCTTTGACATCGTTGAAACAACGGCGTTTGGTGACACGGCAAAAAAGAGAGTGGCCGGACTTGCAGATAACTCTGTAAGTTTCGAGTTCCACCAGGACTACGCTTCAGGCTCGGTTGAATCAACGATTTATCCGTTGCTTGGAACCGCAGTCGCTTGTGAGGTCAGACCTGTCAACACAACAGTTAGCGCAACAAATCCAAAATACAACTTCTCAGTTCTAATCTCTGAATGGACACCTCTTAATGGTGCTGTTGGAGAATTAGCAACTGCGAGTGTGACTTGGCCTATTTCGGGCGCAATCACAAAATCAACATCTTAAATCAATTAGGGGGAAACAAATGGATGGCTTAAAAATCCGTGTTCGCACTACCGATGGAACCGATGCGACTTATTCGCTTCGACCAAGAGTGATTGTGGAGTTTGAGCAGAAGTATCAAAAGGGCTTAGCAAAACTTATTGCCGAAGAGCAGAAATTAGAGCATATCTACTTCCTGGCTTGGTCAGCGATGAAGCACAATGGTCGCGTTGTTAAACCTTTTGGCCCTGACTTCTTAGACACTCTTGAAGAAGTGACCTTGGTGACAGACCCTTCTTCCGAATCCACAGAGATAGCCTGACCTATCAAATAGCAGCTCTCTCTGTGGAGTCTGGAATTTCGCCGGTGGCATTACTTGATGCCCCTGACGGAGTGTTGGAAGCAATTTTCGTTTATGTGAAAGAACGAGCAAAGGCGCGAAACAAATGAGATTGACTCAATATACTATGGAACTCCAAGGCATTGACTCAACCATTGCTGCACTTGAGCGTTTCGCGCCTGATCTTAAAAGGGAACTAGACAAAGAAGTCAAAGGTGTAGTTTCCACAATAGTTCAAGAAGCCCGCGATTATCTGCCTTTTGACATTCGACCTTCAGGTTGGGCAAGACAAATGAAATTTTCAGGTTTCATTGGCCCGCTTGAAAAAGGTCAAAGTCAAACCTCATCTTTTGTGACTTATGATGTAGCCAAGGCAAAGGCAGGCATTAAATCTATTTCTCCTACCTCACGCCGAAGCACAACAGGATTTCGCAATGCTTATGGAGTTATTCAGCGCGACAAAGCAGGAGCAATTTTTGAAACCGCAGGTCGTGGAAGTGCTGCATCAAGGGCTAGAACTCGCGCTTCTAATTCAACAAATCCAAGAGCATCAGAACAGTTTATTCAGACAGTGGAAAAATACTATGGTGTCTTGCCTACTGCTCATCACACAGGCAATGACAAAGGTCGAGCTTTGATAA